GGCTTTCTTTGCGTGCTCTCTGGAAGTGCAGTATTGCGATAGGTCGAACTGCTCTTCCGGCAAGTCGTCATGATTAATCCCAGTATTTTTCAAGCTAACTTCCATCACCTTCTCTTCTGGTAGTTTATTTTTTGATTCAAACCGATAACGCACAACAGCCTTAAACAACCTGCGTTCCTCGTTTCTTAGATATTCAACCCTGTAACTATCTTCAAGAATGTTCCCAGACGTGAACAGTTGGTCTATCTGCACTCTGCCAATATTTATGTTTCCACTGCTGGGGTTGTACGGCACAGCAGGCTGCAGAGAAAATTTACCGTTGTTGATTACAAAATGACACAGGAAGCTAGGCGCAGTATCAGCAATGTATTGGCGCAAGTTTGTTCGCTCTGCAATCACTCCATTAAAAAACAATCGTTGTTTGGCAAGGAATCTTGAGGTGTTTGCGAAGTCATCAAGATTGAGCAGAGGCGCCTTGCTTGCATTCATTCCAAGCAAGTTGCCCGCACCGCCTGTTATGTCTGTCAACAAATAATAGACAAGGTCTGAAAACAAGTTGCTGGGGCCATTTTGCTGCCCAAACCCAGGGATTGAGCTATCACCGTAAGGATTATTTGAAGAGGAAGCATAATCAGGGTGCAAGCGCTTAACGCTAATACCGCTGCCAAGCCAACAACGCAACTGATCCAGGCTTGTAAAATTACGACTGGCTTTTAGCGACAGCCCGCAAAGCGTTAAGCCTTCGTATTCGGGCACTGTTGTATTAGGCAAAATTTCGTTAACGTACACAATACTGTGCTCTGGTTCTGATTCGTTTGACTTTTGCACCAAGCCCCTATAAAAACTCATATCCGCATATTGACTTTCACCCTCAAACTCAGTTTCACCTGACAAATCTGATGTTTCAATGGTTACGCTTTTTAGGCTTGTAACTTCATACTTAAAGCCAACTCTGTCATATGACCAAAAGTAAGGATTACTTGAGGCGCTAACATTTTTTGCATCCTGGAAAGGATCCCCTACTTCCCAGTCTGTTGTTGTGTACCCATCATCCACGACTTCGATTGAATGTTGATCCCAACGTTTTTTGAGGCCGGTCCAATGGTCGTCCCTTAACTCAACAACCTTGCCAAAAATCCGCACCCGAATCTTTTTCCCGGCGTCATTGGTAATGCTTCGCTCTACAGCCTCTGGTGCTCTATAGCCGACAGGCAAGTCAGAAGCGTACCCATTGTCTGGAAAGAAAAGCTCGTGGTAATAACCGCCGGCACGCCCTTCAGGCTGTGTTACCGCTGTATGCTCAGTGATCTCGTATTCATAACCTGAATACGTCATTGCTGACCCATCAGGGTGGTTGTTTACAAACGGGTTAGTTCCATTAGTCGGGTATGCGCTTGTGCCGCCTGACGTTCCACCAAGGCCGCGCTTGAACGTAACAGTGTCGCCGCTACGGATGCCAGCTGAACTGCCGGTAATCACTGCCTCCACCTCGTTCCAGGTGTATTCTTGCTCGTTGTTTACAACTGCATAATGATCAGATTTAAGCTTGAGTTTTTGGACAGTCCATCTAACACGGATCCACCCATCACTAAAGACATCACGAGTCTCGGTTGTTTCTTTTGTGCCTTCACCGCCCGGGGTGTTATCTGGATTGCCAAAAATTGAAGTGAAAAACGCGCCTGCTCTTCCAGGGACATTAAGGTTGCCCACACTTCTTATCTTGGTCATGCCAGTGGGGCGTACATAGTCTGGGTTTTGATCATTTGGCAAAGGGTTAACGCGCCTAACCTCATCAGGTGCTGCCGCTGTTCCGGGCACAGCTGACGAAACCGGCTTTCGCAAGAACTCTCTATTAAGTCGGATGTCTTTTTTCTGCAGCCTGTACCCAACACTTTCAATAGCAAGTTCCCCCAAACCCGGTATCTTTTGTTTTATGTAAAGCGTGCTATTACCTGTGGCAGAAATTGCAGCGGAAAGCATATAAAATTGCTCGCTTGAGTCCACTGAGCGCAGTTCAGATCCCGGAACACCTACAAATTTATACTCAAGCTCTATGGCTTTATTGTCGGGATGTATAAACCTAATAAAGTTATATTGATCGGCGGCCTTGCTGCCTCTGACCGCAAAGTATTGGTCTATGCGCTCAAAAGTAAAGGCGTTTCCGTCGTTATCCACCCCTGCTTTACGCACATATATTTGAAAGACAGAAGTTCGCAAAGTTGGCCCCGTAAACAAGCCATTACGCATTACAACCTCCTCGTCGTCAAAGTCTTCTAGCTCTTCTGGAGTAGGGACAGTATTAAAAGCACAAAGCCCGCCAAGGTTTTGAAAAACTTTGCTACGAATGCCAATTTCTGTCACAATTGCGGGTTTGTTGTTTCTGACGATTCCAGCGGCAATCTTGGTGATTGGGTAAAACGTAGGATCTACCCCTTCTCGGTTAAAACCGTCGCTAATAAAATCAAGTTCATCGGGATTAATTACCTCATTAACACTTACGATCCCAATCTCGCTTTGCCGTGACTCATCCGTACCAATGCACTTCAAGTTGATTGTTTGGTGCTCCTGGATGTCAGGATCAAACCGCTGTAGCTTTCGTTTAATTACCACCCACCGCGTGTTCCCGATGGCGAATTGCTCTCCTAACTGAAGCGCCTCATCAGCTGCAATCTGCTCTGACGCAACAGTAGAGTTAATGTCTTCTACATATTCACCTCCTCCATCGTCGGGGCGCAAATACTTATCTTCGGGAATCTTTGTAGGGTTAATTCTAAATTCAATCTGATCATCAACCGCAACCCTGGCTGTTCTTTTGACCTGACCTGAACTTGTCTCTACGGTTGCCCCACTCGTTTTTATAAGCTTGACAATGCCCATGCGAGGGCTGTATTGGCGCCCTTCGCCGTCTTGATTTTGCTTTCTTATATCTTCAAGCTCATCGCGTTGACCTGCCTTAGGGTTTTCATTCTTCGCGCCCGTAATCTTGATGCGTTTTAGCGTTAAACGAAAAGCATTCTGTCTTGCGGCTTTAGTGTCATCATTGTCAATAATTGACACAACTTCATGATTTACTCTGTAGCCATTGCCATTTGGGATAGCACCGTAAACGCCAAACTCAAAGCTATTGACAGGAGAAAACGCGTGGCAAAAATCTTTAGACTTATTGCCCTCACTCCCTGGGCATTCGAACACATCAGTCATAGGGCCGCTGTATTCACCTGGGTCTCCGCTTTCGGGGCTGCCAGATGTTCCGTACTCAAAATTCTTACGCCGTAAACGAGTATAACCTGAGTACGCGTTTACAGTGCTTCCAATAGGAGAGTTATTCTTCCAATAAAACGCAAAAAAGTCTTTAAAAAGACCATCTAAAGCATTGTTGCCTAAGAAAATACCTTCAAGATCGGGCTGCTTAATTCCATCAGGAGCGGCTCCATCTGCATGGCCCTGTTCACCAACAACAAACATTAACTTGGCCGATTGTTGCGTTCCATGGCTCAACATCCGAGACCACACCAGTTTTGGTGTAACCAACATTCCACCAACCCTTTTGGCTTTGTTGTAAAGCCCGAAAATAATTGGAATCGGAGCGTTGTAATTTGCAAGCTCGTTTAACGTGTCAAACCCGCTGCTTGGCGTAAAACGATCCGAAGCGTCAACATCGCCAAGATCGCGATCTTCTCTTTTTGACGCGTCAGGCTGCTTAGGCTTAGGCATCAACAGGTAAGCAACCCCAGTAAATACGAGGCCGACAGCAAGGCTAATCAGAATTGACGTAGTAACTGGCTCGCCTGTATTTAAGATTTCAGGAACATGGCTGTAGCTGGCAGGACGGACTATTCCTTTGCGCCGAACCTCAGCAGTAAACTTGCGGTACTCCTCTTCAGTTATTCCAATCGTTTTAATTAACTCTTTCTCGAACGGAAGCAGTGGTACGTCGTAAACAGTTGGGCCGAAGACCACTGCACCTTCTCCAGTCTTCGATTGACGTACAAGATTCCAGTCTGCCATGTGACTGCAAATGCCCAGGATTGCTGCGGTAGCAGCAGAATGTCTCCATCATACTCAGGCTTTTCTACTCGCAAACCCCATCCCATCAGGTCCCGGCACACCTCCCATTTGCCCGCTTCGTACCAAGACTGCTTGAACGGGGGCGCTTCAATACCCATCCGCTCCCATGCTTGATAGCACAGGTGAATGCAGTCGATATAGCCGTCACTGCCGTCAGCACCCAGCCGATACGGCATTCCGATTAGATCACTGCAGTCGGACACCATTGCTGATTGGTAAGTTGCCCACAAGTTTTTGCGTCAAGGATCGCATCGGCACATCCGTTCCAACAGCGTCCAGGATTGAACTTAGATCTAGGTTTAACGAGACATTGTCCCACTGCCCGCCAGTGACAAACCCGGTGTAAGTGTGAACGACTGTATGCGTTGCATTAATCCCCGTGTCAGGGTCGGAGTCCTCAATAATCAACACGTCCACTTCAATTAAATAGCTGTCATTGATTGCGTCGACGCCCCATTCTCTGCTTATTTTGTTGTTGGGAAAAACTAATGTGGCCTCAAGGCCATCACCAGTACGGTTGACGGTAACACCAGAAAAACCAAACGCTAAAAACTCGTACTTATCCCCGCTGTGAGTCAGCTGCTTGTTAAGAAAAAAGTTTTGAAACCGAAAATCCACGGTGTCCTTAGGGGTCATCCTTAAGGCGTGGCCGAAAGCAAACTGTGTCACATTCCTAGCCTCTTACGAGTGCTGCCGCTCATCTGCAACCGTTTTAACGTTTTCTGCTCACCTTCTTTAGCACCCTGCTGAGCAGCTTGCCTCATGCCAGCTTGGAACTGATCAGCTGTCACATAATCAACGCTGTTGATGCGTTCTACGGTGTAACGAACATCGATTGGTGTGGCAACTGCTGTTCCACCACCTTCACCCATTACTGCGGAATCACCTGCATCCGGGATAACAGCAGAACCGCGAGCACCACGCGAATAACGCGCCATGCTCTCACGCATCTTGCTCTCAGGAATAACAAATTCTGGTTCGCCACCTTCACCGATAAGAGCATTGGTGGGCCCTGTAACGTAACCGCCCGCAGCAAGTTGATCAAATCCTGTCGGGTTTGTGACTGAAGCATTAGTCGGCATGTCAGTAGACCAGCCGAGAGAACCCCCTGACGCGAGCGTATTTGCGTCAGCAGTAGGCACACCCATAGCTTGATAATCGGCAGATTCTCCCGATGGAATTCCGGCGAAAGCCCTGGCAATACCAATCGCAATGTACGTTGAAATCATTACGGCGGCCTTCTGAAGCAGCAGGTTGGCAATAGCGTTAAGCATGTGCGCAAATGCTTCCTCGGCGTCCATGCTTCCGTCTACCATGGATCGAAAAATGTCTACAATTCCTCGAGCAACAATGTCTGTGTATGGCTGTACTTTTTCTAGAATTTGTTGGAAGCGCAGCTCAGCCTGCTCAACCGCATCTAACTGGGGCAAAAGGACATCGTAAAGGGCAATCTGGTCTTCTAAGAACTTTATTTTTAAGGAAGCGCTGTCTCGTACAGTTTTATCTAGACTTTGTTCAAGCACTAGTTGAGCTTTTAATTGGTTGTTTAAGTCAGTTTGAATATCCTCGTACCTGCGAATTTGCTTTATACGTAGATCAAGCATTTCGCTCTCATCTGTACTGAAAGGAGTTGCCAACCTTTGCTGCGCATCGTCTATCTGTCTTGTTAAACCTGTACCAATTCCCTGTAGTTCTTGGTCATTTGCCATATCTGTAAGTTGTCTTTCAAGTTCTATTTGCTGTATTGCTATTTGCGCATTTAGTGTACGCATACGACTTTCTTCTTCAAGTAAGAAAATTCTTCTTTGTATAATATCAGCTATTTGCTCCTGCGAATAATGATCTTTCAAAGAGGTTTCTAGGCTATGATTACTTTGAGCCAGTAATAACTTTTCGTTCTC